CGGGGTTTGTGGATGATGGGCACTGAGTTTATGTGGACTCGTGGCAGTGCTGCTCTCAATAATTGTGGGTTTGTGTCTACCAGAGATGTGGCGTCCGATCCAGCAGAGCCATTTTGTTTTTTGATGGACATGTCAATGCTGGGCGTTGGTGTTGGATTTGATACTAAAGGCGCTGGGAAGTTAAAAATTAAAAGTCCGGCTGATAAAAATTTCGTCCATGTTATTGATGATTCTCGTGAAGGGTGGACAGAATCATTAAGGATTTTAATAGAATCATATACCGATCGTAATGAAGACGGATGGGTAGACTTTGATTATTCGAAAATTCGAGTAGCAGGAACCGTTATTAAAGGCTTTGGAGGTCATGCGTCTGGACCCGATATTCTTGAAGAGCTTCATAATTTGACTAGAGCTTTATTAGATAAAAGAATGGGTGGCACGCTTAGTAGTGTTGATATTGTTGATGTTATGAATTATATTGGTAGATGTGTTGTGGCTGGAAATGTGCGACGCACTGCAGAGATTGCTTTTGGTGAATATGATGACTATAAATACTATGTGATGAAAAATCCAACGGCAACGTTAGAAGATGAAGATGTTGAAATATTTAAACAAGTGGTAAACAAATTATATGCTTCTGATAAATGTTATGCAACAATCGAAGATTTTGATGGGATGATACCGGAAGATAGGTTAATACCAGCTATTAAAACGTGGAATGCTCTTAACAACCACAGATGGGCATCAAATAATTCTATATTCGCTAAGGTTGGGATGGATTATGAAAATATTGGCGAACAAATTGCAGTAAATGGCGAACCTGGGCTGGCGTGGTTAGACAACATGCGAGATTACGGGAGAATGATAGATGGCAAACAGCCTGGGATAGATGGTAGGGTTATGGGGGGAAACCCATGTCTTGAGCAGAGTCTAGAGTCATATGAATTGTGTTGTCTCGTAGAAACGTTTCCTGCTAACCACGATGATGCATCTGATTATTTTAGAACATTAAAATTCGCATATCTTTATGCCAAAACGGTTACTTTGCTGCCTACGCACAATCCAAGAACTAATCAAGTAATGCTTAGGAACAGGCGGATTGGTTTATCTCAAAGTGGGATTATTCAAGCTTTTGTGAAATTTGGAAGAAGAGCTGTTTTAAGCGATTTTTGTGATTCTGGGTATAACGAAATTGCGCGATGGGACGATGTTTATTCTGAATGGTTATGTGTTCAGAATTCTATCAAAAAAACATCCGTTAAACCAAGTGGCACTGTATCTCTTTTGGCTGGGGCCACTCCAGGCATTCATCACCCAGAAGCTAGCACATACTGGAGAAGAATTAGAGTTGCTAAAGATAGTGAATTAGTCGATATTTTTAAAGATGCTGGATATCATATTGAGCCAGCAGCATCAGATCCTGATAGAACTGTAGTTGTGAAGTTTGGTATTACTGATGAAAGAGTCGCGTCTGTTGACAAAGTATCAATTTGGGAACAGATGGCAAATGTTGTTGACTATCAACGATATTGGGCTGACAATCAAGTGTCATGCACTGTGAAATTTAAGTCATCGGAAGCAGACCAAATAGCAAGAGTGTTGACTGTGTATGAGGATCAATTAAAAGGCATTAGTTTTTTGCCGCATGAGAATCACGGTTATGTTCAAGCCCCGTATGAACCGTGTTCTGTTGATGAAGTAGACGAATATAACAGTAAATTAAAAACCACCAATTTTGAGGCTTATGTCGCAGAAGCAGCTGGCAGCAAATTCTGTGATGGCGATAGATGTGAAATATGATATTTAATGTTATATAGTATTTAACGCTTACGGATACTGTGTCACAAAAACATAAAACTCTCCGTTATTGGCCAAGGGGGAATATATGCTTGCCACATTATATGATAATCAGTGGATTCATTTTTCTAACATAACAGATCATGAAGAAGATATTTTGTGGAAAGAATTCAGTGTTGTGTCTCCGGGCAGAGAATATATAGATCCATCCCAATTGGGAATGTGGGATGGTGTGTTTAGAAAATATAATCGCTCTAAACGCAAAATGGCCAGGCCATTGCTGAGTATGCTTAGGGGTGTGTGCAAAGAGCACGACCTTCCTTTAGTTGTGGTTGATGAAAGAGATAAATCACAATATAGCCCAATGAACCCAGATGAAATCACGCCCGATTTTTTACCTGGGATCACTTTAGACCCACATCAATTAAAATCGATGCAGGTAGCATGTAAAATTGAATGTGGAGTTTTTGATATACCAACTGGTGGTGGTAAGGGCGAAATAATTGCTGGTATATGCAAAACAATAGATTGCCCGACTGTGATTGTTGCTGACCAAAAAATTGTGATTGATCAATTGAAAAGTAGGTTAGAATTAAGAGATATATCAGATGAAATTGGGTTATTTTATGCTGGACATCGGCCAAATGGCGAAACAATAGTGGTCGGTTCTATACAATCTTTAACTCCGCCTAAAGTACCACCAAAAATGCCGACAAGAAAAGAAGATGAAACAGATAAACGTTGGTTATCTAGATTAGATAAATTCGAGTCATCCATGAAGGGTTATAAGACTCGTAGGAAAAACGCAAAACAATTGCAGCAATATGTTAAGGATGCACATATGATATTGGTCGATGAATGTGACAAAGCTACATCCGACCCATATAAATTGCTGTTTAGACATTGGTTTAAAGGACAAAGACGATATGGATTTTCTGGTACTCCTTTTGATAAAGAAAAGCCAGTTGAAGCATTAGTGATGCAGGAACATCTTGGTTCTGTGATAATGAAAGAAAGTAGAAAAAATTTAGAACAAATTGGTAGAATTATCCCAACTGAATATGTAATGATGGCGTTTGGTATGGAAGGCAGTATAAATGACAGATCGGCATATGATATAGCTTATGATGAGTGGATGATTAATAACAGTAAATTTCACAAATTAATTGCTGGGATTTGTCAAATGCATGTTGATGAAGGTACATTAATATTGGTAGATAGGGAGGTACTTGGTCATTCCCTAGAGAAGGAATTGGCCAATGTTGGCATTGAATCACATTTCATTTATGGCAAAACTCCAAAACGTCGTCGTGATGAAGTGTTGCATGCGTTTGAAAAAAGAGAATTTAATGTACTTATTGGTGGCAAAATTATTAATCGCGGCCTTGATTTAGATGGTGGTTGTGAAAATTTAGTTGTTGCTACAGGTGGGAAATTAAGATCCGATTTTGTTCAAAAAGTTGGGCGTGCACTTCGCCACAATAAACGTGGTAAAAGTCGTGTCTATGATTTCTTTTTCAGATGCAATAAATATTTATATGGACATTCCAAAGCCAGACTAAAAACCATGGTTGATTTTGGATATAAATCAACCATAGTTTTTAAGAATGGAAGCATTGATGGCGACAAACTCATCAAAAGCCGATTTAGAATCCCAAAAAAGTTCTTCCAAGAAGATAAGACGCTCTTCTAATGAAGAGCCGCGTAAGTTATATTTTATAAATGAAATAGTTGAATGGCAATTAACGCAATATATTTGGACTGGTTGCACAAGAGTAAAGTTGCGCGACCTAATAATGTCAAATGCCACAGAGTTGATAAGGCAGATAATAAGAAAACAGGGTTTACATACGATATACCCCGGTGCTGACGATTCGGCGTTTGGAGATCTGCTTCAAACTGCTTGGGTTCAGATAGAACGAACACTATACAAATATCGTTCTCGCCCTCATTGCCGAGCGTGTTTTAATCCAGATCGACCATCTGAATCGTTACTCTATAATCCTGCTAATCGCGAATACGGCATAAAAACTCTTGAAGAAGTCGTTAAAATGCATAAGGGTGTTTGCCCACATTGTGATGCAGATTTACGTAGCAAATTGATAGTTGAACCCGAACAAGGTTTATATAGTGGCTCAGAGGATATATTATACAGAGGGATGTCTAAAGTTTTTAATATGTGGTCACAGATAGCCAGGACTGTGATTTTAGCATATATTAAGAAAGAAGGCAGAGATAGGAAAAATTCTGGGACATATGTAGCACATTTAGAAAATAAAACGCGCCCTGTTGGCGATATAATGATCCGTTTTTTAAAAGAAGCTAGAGAGCTTTGCAAATATAATGAGGATCATTTAAAGGTGTTGGAAGCGTTAGATTGGCTGATACACAATGATGGGCGACCACACGATGGAATAATTGGGAAATTGGTAGAAAAATCTGGTTTGTCGAGATCAGTTATTACAAATTTCATGAGATTGATTAAGCTTAGGAGTTTTGAATTTACTGATTCTCCGTTAAATAAAACGGTTGATCCATTAAAAAGTGAACAAAGACGTCGGTCATTTGTTGAATTCGATGATGAATGATTATGATCCAGATTGGGAGCAAACGCCAGGGGAATGGACCGTTATAGAACGCATAAATGGTAAAGTAGTCCCGCGTCATTACATGCCTAATTCTGAAAAGTCTATAAAAATGCATGAACACATAATCCATCAAACCAATTTTGTTTTAGGTAAGATAGAAGCAAAAACGGTTACAATTGACGATATCAATAAACTAATTTCAGAGTCTCTTCCGTCTTCAGTTATTGATAGGGTTAATAGGCGAACAGTTAAGAACGTCAGCGATTCTCATATTGACAACAAAACTGGAAATCAGCCATTAAGTCCTGTTCCTAAAAGACCAGGCCCCAAACGCCGACCATCTAATAAAACTAAATCGCATGGGCGGGCAAAGCAAGCTCGTAAGAAAAGTGCAAGAACTGAAAAGCGAAAAGCAGGAAAATATACGGAGGCCATAGAATTTATTGATAAATTTATTGGCAAATCCGCCGATGATTACGGCGAGAGTTTTGATAATCTGCAAAATAAAGATGCTCTATTTGAAGTGACAACAAGATTGTTGCGCAGTGATAATATCAATAGAGATTGGGTGTGGAAAATACGAGAATCTATATCGGAAAATTAAATGGACGACGATCGATTAGAAATAGATGAAGAATTGACCGATTTATTGGGTCAGTTGGATTCTGAAGATTCTAATTTACCCATAGGATCTGATGCAGATGATTATATTGTAAAAGAAGAAGTCGCAGAAGAAGTCGCAGAAGAAGTCGCAGAAGAAGCCGCAGAAGAAGTCGCAGACAAGCAAATATCGCTACCAGAGCCTGCGTCTATTCCTAGTGATATTATTCCAGTTGAAGATGATGTTAATATTAAAGTATATTTTGAAAGATATGAGGCGATGGCAGAAGAAATATTTGCGGCATGCAGGTCTGATAGGCAAGAAGCACAATCTGTTTTAGCAATGTGTAAAGAAAGAGTAGAAGATGCTATTAGAAACAACTCTGCTGACAGAGTTCCTAGGATGTATGTCGATGCTTTAGTTAAAGCCGTAGAAGTAAAAGCTAATATCAATGACACAGCGGTTAAAATGATAGATGCCGGTGCTAAACTTATATCTGCTGCCAAAAACCAAATAAACGTGCAACAAAATAATGTTGCTGTTGGTAGTAGTGATTTAAATGATATTCTAAATCAGCCAATGACAGATGAATATTGATCCTCAACAATCACAGGCTATTAAAAGATGCCAGCAGTCCGCTGTTTGGTTTTTACGAACTTTCGCAAAAATTAAACATCCTGCTGCTGGCATCATAGATTTTGATCCATTTAAATATCAACAATATGCTATTAAACAATTTAGAACGCATAGGTTTAATATATTTCGAAAATGTCGCCAGTCTGGCGCATCTAAAATAGCTGGAGCATTCGCCACATGGTTTGGGATGTTTCATTCTAATAAAACGATATTGATTGTATCTAGAACAGATTTAGATGCAATGAATTTTCTTAGAGATAATGTGGTGTTTTTGTATAACAATTTGCCAGAGTGGATGAGGCAAGTCTGGCTGCCAACAAAAATGAATGACCATGAAATAATATTTCCAAATGGTTCTAGCATACGGTCTTTAACATCTCATCAAGATGTTTTACGGTCGAATGCTTCATCATTAAACATTATTGACGAAGCTGCGTTTATTAATGGTATGGATGTTTTATGGGCAGGTGGGTGGTCAACATTGCAGCATGGTGGTAATGTTATTGTTATTTCTACGACCAATGGCATTGGAAATTGGTATTGGAACACATGGACTGATGCTGAAGCAGGATTGAACAACTTTAATCCGATCACCATCAATTGGTGGGATATGGATTGGTCAATTGAGTATGATGATCCATTGTCTAATCAGCATCGTAGGATTGCGCCCACTGATGGTGTTAGAAAATGCGTTGATCAAGTTGAAATAGAAAAATATGGGCCATATTGGTCTCCGTGGTTAGAAGAACAATACAAAGCCCTGCAAGAAAAAGGCGAAGCGTGGAAATTTGAACAAGAAATTTTGGCATCTTTTGTTGGATCGGGCAATACTGTTTTATCAAAATCAGCTATCACCCATGTCACTTCAACGGTAAATGATGATTTTGAACGCATAGATGGATTACAAACTTATGTGCACCCTGTTAGTGGTGAGTCAGAAGATTTAGATTTTGGGTTTACAGAACCAGATGAAGGGTTGTGGGTGTGGGATAGACCTGTTGGTGCCACACCCAATGTGAAAAATGAACAAGGAGAGATAATACAGCCTGGCCAAGCGGCATATTCATATGTAATGGGTGTTGATACGGCTACTGGTAAAGGTAGAGATTATCATGCCATACAGGTATTATGCGTTGATACGATGACGCAAGTCGCAGAATTTATGGCGAGATGTTTGCCACGCGAATTGGTAAAATATATTGATCGAATAGGTAGGTGGTACAATTGTGCTTTATGTGTGGTGGAAAGAAATAATGGCGGGGATACTTTGATTGATGAATTAAGATATGGCGTGATGTATCCTAGGTTGTGGAGAAAAAAAGGCATTAACGATAAACCACGTGCTTCCAATTCTTCGCAGGCACGTGCGTTGCAAGTTGCAAGTTATGGTTTTTATACAAGTTCGTCTAGCAAAGCGACTCTTAATAAATTTTTATTAAATAATATTAGAGACAATAATGACGATGGATATAAAATTAATAGTAAAAGGTTGTTAAAGCAGATCCAGACTTATGTTCGTAAAAAAGACAGAGCTGGCAGAGATACAGGTAGAACAGAAGCTGAAGACGGTGCAGGTAACTTTGATGACCTTGTTATGTCTTTTGCTTTATCATTGGTAGGGACTACTGATATATTTACAGTTGACTCTTCTAATCTTACTCCCATCAATAGCAATAATGATTTGGGTATGTCTGGTGGTGGTTCTCCGATCAGTAATGAGCAAGTGGTTGCTGATCAAAAGTTATTTGTTGAAAAAGGCGGTCCCCAATTAATGATGCCAATGGCGTTGGCTCCCGACCAATTGCCTGAAGTTTCTGCGCAGCAGGAAATAGAAAAATATGCTTCGCAATTGGGAGCAATACCGATTAGTGATGGCAAACCGATAGTTAATCCTAGAAAATTCTTTCACGATTAAATATCGGTAGTCAATATATATCTTTAGTAAATATACTATTAAACCATCTATATCCGCAGGTGCGGGGACTCATATGCCTAGCAATTGGTTGTTATTTGACAGAATACGTGCGTTAACGCGTAGTCATAAAATATATCAAGCTGATCGTATATTTCAAGATCAATCTTCTATAGATAGGCTTACTGCTGGCGCGGAGTTTTTGGATTTTAGCCAGCAAGGCGCAATTTTAGATCAGACCAATTTGCAAATAAACAGATTGGAAAGATATAAAGATTATGAACAGATGGATCAGACGGGAGAAATTTCGTTATCATTAGATCTTTATGCCGACGAAGCCTCATTGGTCGATCCAGAAAGAAAACACACATTAATTATACGCGCTCACAATAGAAGAATTAAAAGCGAATTAGAAAATTTATTTTTCAACATATTGCAATGGGATAATTATCAAAGACCAGCTGTTAGATATTTATGCAAATATGGCGATTTTCCTTGTGAAATAGTTCCAGATCAGCATCGAAATGGCGTGTCGTCTATTCGATTTATGAATATCTATAATTTCACTAGGATTGAGACAAGATATGGTGATTTAGTAGGATTCTTTTACCAAGATGAATTAGTGCCAGAGCCTTTATTTCTTCATCCTTGGCAAGTGATGCATTTAAGGCTTACGAGTTTTGAAAACATATATCATCCATATGGTAGAGCCATTCTCGATGGAGGCAGGAAAGCATTTAAACAATTGAGATTGATGGAAGATGCGGCTTTAATTTATCGTATTACCCGTGCTCCTGAAAAGAGAAAATTTTCAATACCAGTGGGGTTAATTCCTCCTAAAGAAGTTCCTGAATATATGCAAATGATTGCAAGGAATTTTAAAAGGCAGCGATTTTATAATCCATCTAGTGGCACTTTTGATGAACGATATTCTCCATTGATCCAAGAAGATGATTTCTTTTTACCCAAGCGACCCGATGGATCTGGTCCTGATATTGATGTGTTGCCGGGCGCAGAAAATTTAGATCAGATAGCAGATATTGAATATTTTAAGAAGAAAATGATAGCACCTATGAAAATCCCATTTTCTAGAGTTGGGATTGGGGAAGGTAGTGGCGAAGCCAATGATAAATCATTGTCTCAATCGCATGCAGAATTTGCTAAGGCTGTGCAATGGGTTCAGAGGGAAGTTGCGTCGGGGTTAACCAAAATAGCAATAGTGCATCTTGCTTTAAGAGGATATGGTGTTGACGATTTGAAGGGGTTTGACATAGCCCTCACTGCAACTTCTGCTATGGAAGAATTATACAGAATAGAAACATGGCAGACTAGAGTTGGCGTTATGGCTGAACTCAAAGAACTTGGTTGGTTTCCTAAGGAATGGATTGTCACTCGGTTTACTGACTTATCTCCTGATGAAATAGAAGAATTAAAGGATATGGAGGAAGTGGAAGCTGCTGGCGGCGCGGGTGGCGGTGGGCCAGCAGGAGCATTGGGGATAGGCGACGAGGAATTGGGTGGAGAAGAAGGTGGAGAGGAATTGGGTGGAGAGGAATTGGGTGGAGAGGAATTGGGTGAGGAAGGCGGATTGGGCGAAGAGGGTGCAGAGGAAGAATCACCAATAATAGATGGCTTTGATTATGAAGCAGAAAAACGTTTATTGGCTGAAATGAAAAAACAAAACAAGACCAAAGAAGTCATGAAATTGGTTAACAAGTGGAGTGAACGGTTAGGGAAGGATACTAGTCCTAGTAATCAAATAACCAATTCTTTTGATCACATGTTAGAAATGAAAGAATTGGACGGTTTATCCTCGACAAATCCACAAACTACACCAAGTAGCAATGGGCAATTTCGTCCCCCGCATGATCCTAATAAAGACGACGGGATAATAGTTGAATGGTCTACCGGCGAGGACGAGAGGAATAGTGCTATTAAAGAGACGCGCGATGTGTTGACTGGCAATTCTTCGGTATTCAATACCACAGAGACTGATATCACAGAAGATGACATTCCTGTGGATCCAGAAGACTAACAGCAATTACATAAAGTTATTTTCGTTCAAAATTAGTATAGTTAATTGTGTGTAGTGAACATAAGACATAGGAGTATACCGATGGCTCAAAATCAGGAAACAGTGGCTGGTCCAGTTCAAATGGATAGCCGTAAGTTTCTGGGAGCACTTAACGATTCATCTCAAGCGAAAATCGCGTTTTATGAATCGAAAGTCACAGAAATGGGAAAAGCAGCTGGTAAAAATTGGCAACTTGCTTCATTTAAAATCAAACGAATAAATCGGGATAATCATTATTCTGGCGAATTGTACATTGAAGATATTGATTCTCATGATTATTATATAGCGGATTGCAGCCGGGAAAAAGGCGGCAAAATCGCGATCGAAAACATCAGACAGATTGAAATTATTGAAGAGCAGAAACAGGCTTTGTTTGAGCAAAGTTGCTTTAAATTAATCGATGCGATTGAAGCAAATGACCAAAAAGCAATGGCCTCTGCGTTCAATAAAATGTCAGGCCAGCGATTTTCTGGTCGCATAGTCCCTTCTTCTGGTCTTGTTCGTACAAAAGATGGTGTTGTGCGTACGGTTAAGATCCAAGGTGACAACGCATTGGATGAAGAAATCCGCCCGCAAATAATCGCAGCTCTAGTTGAGTCTCTTAGCGATAGAGTGGTGGTTGAAGATGATTCAGTGGTTGCCGGACATTTTGATGACGGCGAAAAGGTTAAACTTCCGGTTACAAAATGGGCAGCTCGCAAGCTTGTAGGAAAGCATATGCGAGAAGCTGCTCAAAACGCATATTGGTCTCCAGGTTTTCAAACTAGAATATTTAACGCAGCTAAATTGATTTATGGAGATAAAATTGAAGAGGCAATAAAGTCGGTTTCTTCGTTTTTAAACGAAAATGAAGAGTTTACTTTGTTAAACCGTTTCCAAACGCAGACTCTTATTGAAAATGCGCTTGCGGCCAATTGTTTCTTTAATCAACAATTGTGCGATGACACTGCTACATTGTTTTATCGCACTAACCTTAAAGTTAATAAAGACACCATTCTTTCAGAATGGCGTAACATTGCTAAGAGGGTAGAGCATCCTGTTCTTTTAGAAAATGTCAATATTCTTGAAGGTAGTAAAAACTTTGAAGCTGCGTATGATAAGTTCTTAGATCTTATCTTCGAAGCAATTTCAAATAGAGAAGTCGCTGCTGAAGCATTAGCGACCACTCTCGAAGTGTTAAAAGACAAGACTCCTAGAATCAAGGAGTCCAACGATATGTCTAGTAAGTTGAACGAGCTGATTAGCCGTCTCAAAGACCCTGAGTTTGATGACAGCGCGATTTATGAAGCTGAAGATCTCATAGCTACTGTTCAAGAAGAATTGGCTATGAATGAAAATCTCAGCGATTTTGATGCCATGCCCGGCGATGAATTGGGCGGCGATGAGTTGGGCGATGAGTTGGGCGGCGAAGGTCTTGGCGGATCTGAATCGCCTGTTATCAACATCAACGCGCCATTAATTTCCATAGGCAGCAGTAATGTTTCTGGTGGAGACGGCGAAGATCTTGGCGATGAGGAATTTGGAGATCTTGAAGACGAAGATTTTGAAGACGAAGGCATTGAAGATGAAGATCTTGGTGAAGAAGAAAGTCTGGCTGACATGCTAGGCGGTGGCGGTGAAGAAGAGGAAGAAGATTTAGGTTTAGGACTTGAAAGTAAGAAAAAGAAAACTGCTATTAAAGAAAATAAACCGTTTCCTGGAGCTGCTCCGCCATTTGGTAGCGATGATTCTGATGATTCCGATGATTCCGATGATGCCGTCGACAGCGATGGTGCCGATGATGATGATGGCGATTCCGGTAAACCATGGGAGGAAAGCGCAGATCCTTACGCAATTAGGGATAATGAACTTTCTACCACGGATATGAGTGACTATGGAGCGCCGATTCTTTCTGATGCCGGGGATATGGTTCAGGTTGTTAACCTTATGAATCGTCTGGCGGAAGAACACAAATTGGAAGGTTCTGATCTTACGGAAAATCTTGATGACTTAGCTCGCGCAAGCATTGAGGGTGCGGGATTAAGAGTTCCTTCTAACAAAATTGGTGTCGCAGTCGATGAAGTTATTCAAAACTTCCTTCAAATTCGTAATGAAGACAAAGAGGAAGAAGACTTTATTGATGATATTGCAGACGATGAAGAAGAACTCGACGAAGATCAATATAAAGGCCCAACTCGAAGACGACGCTATGGAATGCGTAGAAATAGTGTCAATGCCACTGAAAGCACAGAAAAATCTGTCACTTGGATCGAAGAGCAAAGCGACGGTAAACTGGGCCAAATGGGCGATGTGAAATTCATTTATGATCATGGTGGTGATTCCAACATCGATCCTGTAATCCTTAGTGAAGATGGTAGTGTTGAAATTCCAATTCCATCGGAATTACACAGAGATGCCACTGCTATAGTCACTGGGTCTGAGGAATTTAATAGTTTCTTAGAGTGGCTTGACAGCAACATCGAGCAATTGCGCCCGATAAGCGATAGCGAAAATGATGCTTTAGAAGAAGCCATTGCCACGATTCATGCCAATGCCGATGGTTCGATTTCTGTCGAAGTCGATGGTGACGTTGAAGTGGGCGAAATGGGTGAAATGGAGCCTGGCATGGACATGGAGCCTGGCATGGACATGGATATGGGACCGGAAGATGAAACTGCTGGGATGGAGCCTGTAGACGCTATTGCGGCTGATACGCCATTGCCGCCCGAGCCAGCAGCTGACGCGATGCCTGATTTTGAAAACATGGATGATGAAGGCCCCGTTGATGACGAAGCTCCCGAAGGTCCTGTTGGTGATGAAGGTCCTATTGGCGATGAAGGTCCTATTGGCGACGAAGACGAAGACGAAGATGAGGAAGTTGCTGAGGATAAAGATGTAACTCATCCGCAGAGCAGCAAGTATAGTAAGCATGTTAAAGACAACAAGCGTGACATGCCTAAGCACAAATTGCCTAAGGATAGTAATGATAAACTTGACAGTGTTGGGCCTAGTTTGAAGAAAGATGATGGCTCTGGAACTAAGCCCCCTGTTGCAAGAAAGGGAGACAATTAATGCTTCCCACAAGACGAGGAAAATTAGCAATATCAGAAAATCTTATTGATCGCCGTGTAATTGCCGAAACTGGTACTATTCCATCCGGCATGCAATTGATTCGCGATACTTTTGCGTTTCAGGTTCTTGATAAGAAAAATGTTGTTGTTGAAGGTAAAAATGGAAAAGAAGAACCAGCCGTTAGGGTCACTGGATTATTCCAAGAAGGTGATATAGAAAACGCTAATGGTAGGGTCTATGATGCGCGTGAGGTGTTAGCACCGGCAGTGCAATCTATCCAAGAGGATATATCATCAAGAGCCGTAATGGGGGAGTATGATCACCCAGCAGACGCTAAAATTCACTTAGACAGAGTCAGCCATCTAATTACTAAAATATGGATGGAAGGCAGAAAAGTCTATGGTGAAGCCGAAGTGTTGCACAAATTACCATGCGGAGCATGCTTGAGGGGATTATTCGAGCATAATATTCGTGTTGGCATTTCTTCTCGTGGTGTTGGAGATATGGAAGTTGTGGAATCTGGTGGGCAAGAAAAATATAAAGTATTGCCTGGGTATTCCTTTGTGACATGGGATGCTGTTGCAGAACCATCTGTTTCCAATGCCATTTTGAACATTAGAGAGGGGTTGGAGCAGCATTTGAAGCCACTTAAAAAATCGAACGGGATGTTTGATCAAAAAATTTACCAAGACATGGTTGTTGAAGAAATCAATAAGTATTTTGGTCTAAAATGATCATGTAGCAATTAATTGTTGGGATTTCGGTCAAATATAATATTATTGGAACACTATTGGGAGCCAATAAAATGGAAAAGATTAAATCGCTGTTGGAAAAGGTCGGAGTTAAATCCGAATTGTCCCAACAAATTTGTGAATCTTTAGAAAATTACAAATCAACTTTGCGTGAGCAATTTGATGCCGAGTATTCGGCTAAAATTGAGGAAGCAAAGAAGGTGTGCATTGAAGAGACTGAAGCGCATAAGCGTGAATTGGCTCGTCGTGTGCAGGTTTTTTGTGAAACTAAGGGAGCTGCTATTGAAGCAACTGTTGCTAAGCAATCAGCCCTTCGGGAGTCCGAAGCTATTTCCAGGCTCAAATCGATTGTATCCTTGGTAGAGGGGATCGAGCCAAATGGAGAGCTGAACGGAGAACTTGAAGCTGATGTTAAAAGGCTAAAGCAAAAGCTTAAGGCGGTAACTGAAAGTAAGCAGCAGGCTATCGCCACGGCGAATAGA